AGGTAGAACATTGCAAATAGCTGGTGACAGAACATTTGATCCATGGACAATCACTGTCATTAATGACACTGGTATGGAAGTTCGTAACGCTATGGAACGATGGATGAATGGTATTAACAATAATAACGCAAACACAGGATTATCCAATCCTACTGACTATCAAGCTGATGCAATTGTTGAACAATTGAATAAAGCTGGAGAGGTTACAAAGAGATACGACTTTAGAGGTCTATTTCCAACTAACGTTTCTGAGATAGAAGTAAGTTATGATACTGAAAATACTATTGAAGAGTTTACAGTGGAATTCCAAGTACAATACTGGGAATCAGACACCACTTCGTAGGTATAAATAATATTGGACGAGGGGATTTAATTATCCCCTCCGATAATATGAGGTAAATTATGGCAGAATTTTTTGGATTTGAAATCAACAGAAAGGGTAAAAGCAAGGAGCCTGTAAGGCCTTCTTTTGTACCTCGTACTGATGGCGACGATGGCGCTGGCGTTATACAAGCTGGTGGTCATTTTGGTGCCTATATTGATATGGATGGCGATAAAGCCAAAACTGATGTTGATCAAATATTAAAATACAGAGACATAGCTTCACAGCCGGAATGCGATGCTGCAATTGAAGATATTGTCAATGAAGCAATAGTGGGTGACCATAATGAGGCACCTGTTAATATTATATTAGATGAATTAGAAATATCAGATAAGATTAAGGAAACAGTCAAACATGAATTTGATACAGTACTTTCCTTATTAGGTTTTAATTCATATTCACATGATATATTTAGAAAATGGTATATTGATGGTAGATTACCATATCATATCATTATTAATAACGAAAGCCCTAAACAAGGGATTAAAGAATTAAGGTATATTGACCCAGCAAAAATAAGAAAGATCAAAGAGGTTGAAGAAGTAACTGATCCAAAGACTGGGGCAAAAATTATTAAAAATGTAGATGAATACTTTTTATACCAAGATAAGGCAATGAATTCAGCCAATCAAGGTATTAAGATTTATCCTGATTCCATTGCATACTGTACTTCAGGTATGATGGATCCTGGTCGTAAGAGAATCTTATCATATTTACATAAGGCTCTTAAACCAGTTAACCAATTAAGAATGATGGAAGACTCTTTAGTGATATATCGTATATCAAGAGCTCCAGAACGAAGAATATTTTATATTGATGTTGGTAACTTACCAAAGGGTAAGGCGGAAGAATACCTAAGAGGTATTATGAATCAATATAGAAACAAACTTGTCTATGATGCTAAGACTGGCGATATTAAAGATGATCGTAAGCACATGTCAATGTTGGAAGACTTTTTCTTACCTAGACGAGAGGGTGGAAGAGGTACAGAAATCACAACACTACCAGGTGGTGAAAACCTAGGTCAGATTGATGATATTATATACTTCCAAAAGAAACTCTATAAGAGTTTAAATGTACCAGTCAACAGATTAGAACAAGAGTCGCAATATAGTCTTGGTAGAACAACTGAGATTACAAGAGACGAAGTTAAGTTTAAGAAGTTTATTGATAGGTTGAGAAATAGATTCTCTGACTTATTCATGCAACTATTAAAGACCCAACTCTTACTGAAAGGTATTATTACCAAAGAGGATTGGAAAACTTGGAAAGAAAGTATTGCCTTCGATTATATTGAAGATAACTATTTCTCTGAGTTAAAACAATCAGAAATGATACGTGAAAGGTTTGATATGCTAGGTTCATTAGATGAGCATATTGGCAGGTTTATATCAAACGAGTGGGTAAGAAAGAATGTTCTTCGCTTTAATGACGAAGAAATTGAAGAGATCCAAAAACAAATCGACAATGAGAATAAGTCTGGTGAGAATGATATGCCAGATCCAGATGATCCAAGGTTTGATTAGGATATAAAATATTATAAATATATAAACAGGAACTAAAAAATGACAGTAGAAAATTTGATTAAAACCTTGAATGATGGCGATAATGTAAACGCCAACAAAGAATTTGAAACAGTAATGGCTGACAAAATGACAGCTGCTTTAGATGCAAAGAAGGTAGAAATTGCATCAACATTGGTTCAGCGAAAGGCTGAAGAACCAGAAGAAGAATAATATATGCATTCATTTGTAGAACTAAGAGAAAAGCTCAAACTTGCGAGCGGCGAAAAGAAGGTTAAATCCTTTAAAGCTGGTAAGCGTAAGGATAAAGAGATTGTACTAGCCAAAAAGGGTAGTAAATTTTCTGTCTATGTAGACGGAGAATTATTAGACAATAGCTTTAAGAATGAGAAAGAAGCTCAAAGAGCTGCAGATGATATGCTCAAACTACTAGGTATCTAAATGAAATTAATAACCGAATACGTAGAAAACAATTTGGAAACGATTTGCGAAGCCAAAAAAGATGGAACTAAGAACTATTTCATCGAAGGCGTATTTATGCAATCGGAAAAAAAGAACAGAAACGGTAGAATATACGCAAAGAAAACTATGGAGAAAGCCATAGAAAAGTATGTTACCGAACAAGTTAAAACAGGAAGAGCTGTTGGAGAGTTAAATCATCCAGAAGGACCAACAGTAAACCTGGATAAAGTTTCGCACAAGATCACAGACTTGCATTGGCAAGGAAATGATGTTGTGGGTAAGGCATCAATCTTAAAAACTCCTATGGGTCAGATCGTCGAGGGTCTACTTGAAGGTGGTGTTAAGCTTGGTGTATCAAGTCGTGGTATGGGAAGTCTTGTACAAAAGAACGGCGCTCAATATGTGGGAGATGACTTTATGTTATCAACTGTAGATATTGTTCAGGACCCTTCAGCTCCAAGTGCATTTGTAAATGGAGTTATGGAAGGTGTTGAATGGGTATGGGATAATGGGCTAATTCGACAACAAGATATTGAAATAATTGAGACTGAAATTAAGAGTGCTCCTCGCAAGGATTTGCAGGATGTAGAAATACGAGCTTTTAAAAATTTCCTCTCTAAGTTAAATCTAAAATCATAGGAGAATACTATGTCAGACATACAAAATGCTGAAGTAGTTGAAACTGTTGAAGAAGAGCTAGTCGCAGAAGAAACATCTGAAGAGCTCGTTGAAAATGAAACAATTTTAGACGAGGGAACAGAAGAAACTCTAGACGAAGCATCTAAGAAAAACGAAGGCGAACACGAAGAGGAAGAGGAAGAAAAAGAGGAAGAGGTCAAAGAGGCCGCTCCTGTTACTCCTACTCCAAAAACGAAAGCTGGAGTTATTCAAGCAGCAGTCGAAATGCTTAAGAAAGCGAAAAAAGAAGACGCACAAAAAATGTTTGCTAAGTTAGTAACTATTGATGGCGAAGAAGATTCTATTAAATCAGCCGATGACGCATCAAAAGCAGTCAAAGGTAAAATGCCTGAACCTAAAGCGAAAGCTAAGGTTGAGTCAATTGATTTTGAAGAAGATATCGACGCAATCATCAAAGAAGAAGCTACACTTTCAGACGGATTCCGTGGAAAGGCATCTGCCATTTTCGAAGCAGTACTTACTAGTAAGTTAAGTGAAGAAATTGATAGATTGGAAGCAGAATATGCGCAAAATCTCGAAGAAGAAGTATCAGAAGTTCAATCTTCATTAGTAGAAAAAGTAGATTCATACTTAAACTACGTTGTTGAAGGATGGATGAAAGATAATGAAGTTGCAGTACAAAATGGTCTAAGGACTGAAATTGCTGAAGACTTTATGACTTCTTTACAATCAGTGTTTAAAGAACACTACATCGAAGTGCCAGAAGGTAAAGTAGACTTGGTTGATGAACTCAACGAATCAGTCACTGAGCTTGAAGAAACTTTAAACAAAACCACAGAAGATAATATCAGACTACACACTGCAGTTCAAGAATTTGAAAAGCAAGAAATTGTCAGAGAACAATCTTTAGGGCTTGCTACAACTGAAGCTGAAAAATTAGCTTCTTTAGTAGAAGATATTGAATTCGATAACAAAGAAACTTTTGAAATGAAAGTAAAAACTGTTAAAGAATCATACTTCAAATCTGAAGAAACTGAAGAAACAGTGGACGAAGTTGATAGTTTATTAGGCGAGGAATCTGTTTCAGAAGAAACCGTAACTGAGTCTATGGCTAAATACACACAAGCTATAACTAACTTTAAAAAGTAAAATAGGGGAAAACAGAAATGTTTAACGCAGACGCAAAACTTATGGAAAAATGGGGTCCTGTTCTCGATCACGAAGCAGCTCCAGAAATCCAAGACAGATACAAGAAAGCTGTTACAGCTCGCTTGTTAGAAAACCAGGAAATTGCCCTACAAGAAGAAAGAGCACAAGCACAAGGAAATTTTATTTCTGAAGCTGCTGCACCAAATAACATTGGTGGTGGTAATATTGGAACTTTTGATCCAGTATTAATCTCTTTAGTTCGTAGAGCAATGCCTAACTTAATCGCATATGATATCGCTGGTGTACAACCAATGAGTGGTCCTACAGGACTTATCTTTGCAATGAAAGCTAAGTACAGCACACAAGGTGGTACTGAAGCATTATTTAACGAAGCTGATACCGAATTCTCAGGAACTGGTACACAACAAGCTGATCCAACAGGATTAAGTGGTGTAGTAGATGCTGATACAGACGGTACAATCGCTGACGAAACTGACACAGTGTCAACTTTCGGTTCAGGACTTGCTACAAGTGCTGCTGAGAGATTGGGTGTTGGTGAAACTGGTGATGGTTCATACGGCGAAATGGCTTTTTCAATTGAGAAATCAACTGTTACAGCTAAGTCAAGAGCTCTAAAAGCTGA